GCTGCTTCATGTAAAGCAACTTTCCATAAATGAATGCCTCTGTTACCCCATTCAGCAAACAATAAATCTAAACTTCTTCTTGCTGATTTAAGACTGAAACCAGAAGTTGTAGATAAGCCACATCTTTCGTAGCCTTCATCTATAACTTCATCAATATTCAAATTAAACGCTGTAGTTCCTGATGTAGCCATATTATGTTACTATCCTTTTACGATTATACACTTTCTTGGATTGTACCACTTTTTGCTTATACTTTGAAGTCCTCAGCTTTTTAGCCATAGGGTTCTTTCTAGCTCCTCGTAGTTTTCCGTCTATTTGAGCAGGTATTGATGATCTACTTATTGCCATAATTTATTCTACCACCTCAGTTCTATATTTTAAATTACCTGATATTGAAATTCTTTCTCCATCAGAAGTATAAAAAGGATAACATAAATGTTGTAATTTTGAAGGAAACATCAACAAAGTCCCCTCTTCTTTTTTTGATACGGGTATAATTTGTGATTGTAAATTACAAGCAATGTCAGAATAGTTGAATGCGAAACAAGATGTATTACCATTACCACCTTTACCATTATTATCGATTAATCTTTCATCTTCAATGTTATAAGGTATCTGAACCCACAATACCCAAGACAATAATCCCTCATGTCCGTGTAATGGAAGGTAATCACCTTTCTTTTGGTAATTAACCCAAATGTCCGATGCATCAATCAATAAATCATTATTTGTATTAGTTAAGTTTTTTGCATTTATATCAAACTGTTCTTGGTAAACTTTTCCTATACCTAAAACTTCTTCTTGAAGCATTTGATTACATTCTCTCATTTTAAAATGAGCTGGTGTTCTATAAGACGAAATACCTGTATTAAATCTTTGAACTTCATGATCCTTAAGATTTAGACACTCATTAAAAATTTTTTCCATTTTATCTTTATCTATCTTTACGTGTGCAATTGGTAAATTTGGAAGATGTTTAAATTCTAATTTATTCATAATAAAGTTTTTCTACTCCTATAAAATGTGGTTCTTTTTTTATCCAAGTTATACTGTTGTGTTCTAACATATTTCTGCATTTTCTTATATCAGTTTGTGTGAATTTGTAACCTTGCACTAATGGCCATAAATTTTTGGGAAGATTACCAGGCACAATTCCTTTATTTAAATAATCAACAGTCTCTTTGACATGAGAGTAAGAATCAAAATTCTCTGATAAACTATCGATAAACAAAGATGAGTATTCATTTGCATTAAGCAACCACCATATAATAAGGTTTAAAACAAATTGTGTGCTTCTGTTAAAATCACAAATAACCATATCAATTTTATCAACTTTAATTTTTTCTAAATCTATATCCTCACATCTGAAATCAATATGTTCTTCAAGTTTGTAATGTTTCGGAAACCACCTGATGGCTTTTTCGTATTCTCCCATTCCAATCCAGTCTTTACCATTATCAATCGTAATCACTTTACCTTTAACATTTTCTTTCATTGCAAGTGCAATCATAAAAGCTGTTGAACCATTACCTGTGCCAAGCTCAAGAACTAACTTTGGTTTTTTCATTTTAACTAATGAATAATAAAACATGCATGAGTCAACTGTTTCATATTGAATGCCTCTGTTTAGGCATTGTTGCATGATTCTTAATTTATTTCTGGTGTTTAATTTGTGTACAATCCCCATGATATAATAATTCTTTCCTGATACGACATTGCGAAGTGTGTATGACCTGAAGGAGACAACAACAAATCACCAGGTTTGACAACCACAGTGAGATCTTGGTTTTCAAATCTATAAATTGTATTTTTGTATACACCTAATATCAAAGAATTTTCTCTGTCAACGTGTGCTACACCAACAGATCTTTTCATTGAAAAAAATATATCTGCTTGATCTATTTTAAGATCAGGAAGACCTTCACATATAATTTTATGTAAAGGAGCAATATGATTTGCATTTTCAACTTTTCTTATCTGAAATGGATTTGATAAAATATCATTTTCATTAGCACCTAATTCTCTATCTACTTTAATTTTGTTTTTACAATTACTGTTATTAAGCAAACTACTTATATAGTTAAAATCAATTTTCTGCTCAGATACTATTGCATTAGGTATATGACAAACCTTGCTTTCTCTAATTGCTTTTTTTATTTGGTCAAACATATCATATTTAAATTAAATCTATGGTGAACTTCAGTTGGTGCATATCCCCTGTGTGTAAGGTGAGACTCAAACACTATAGCTTGTCCCTCTTTGCTTTCAATCTTTTCTCCACTCTGAAACTCAGTGCCGCCATCATTATCGTGTAAATTATATAATATCGAAACATAACTGCCTATATTTGGATCATCACAATGCCAATCTGGTTTTGACACAGGCGTATAAAAATTCCAATACATTCTGTAGGGTCTGAGCAAACTAAAACTTGAACGTTGTTGAACAAGATAAAAAACCCATTTACCAAAGTTGTTGAGTATTGGATCTGGCGTATGGTTTACTTCAGGTCTTTCAAATGTAGAGATAAACATACCTTTGTCTTGAACTTTATTGCCACTAATAAATTTATGAAATGGCTCAGCTAAGTTACGTTGTTTATCTGAAGCAAATTTCCAACCAACTGTACCAAGATGGTCTAATATTTCACAATTAAGTGCTTTTGGGATGTTTGTGTCAATGAGTTCCATGCTATCGATGTAGCATTATTATTACACTAAATCTACTGCTTTTCCAATGATAGGTTTATACTTTGTTTTACCTTCTGATTTATAAGCATGTATATAAGATGCTCTTGGTGTTCCCTCAACCCAACTAGCATGAATCCATCCGCTATTAGGCTCACCTGGAGTGTAGAACTCGAGTATCAATTGATCTGGCTCTAAGTTAGATTTAATCCAATCAAAAAGTTCAGCGTTATCTACACCAATACATTCGAAATCTGCGGCCTCAGCTTTTGCATGCTGTGAATTTGGTGAACTACCTATAGCAACACACAAATCTACACTACGAAATCCACTAGTAACCTTTACTCTACCAAAATGGTCACGCACAGGTTGAAGTATGTTTTCACAAAGTGCTTTCAATTTTTCTATTTGTTCTGCATTAGGATTATTATTAATGCCTTTACGGATCGCTGTGTCCGATTTAATTAATTCTGAAAGTGTAAAATTACGACTTAAATTCATATTAAAAAATTGTGTTAAACGATAATGAAATTCTATCATATTTAGTGAAGTTTGTCTCCACCTCATGTTTTAAATATCCAGGGAATAAAACTAAGCTATTTGTTTTTGGCTTCATAAAAAATTTATCAGATATGAGATTATTTGGTTGCTTACATACATTTTCAAAGTGATATTGTAAAAGATCTTCTCCTCTTGTAAAGGATAGCACACCAGAACCTTCAGGTGCTTCAATATAAAATACACCAGACACAGGTGAACCAGGATGTACATGCATCATATTTCTTGATCCTGTTGAATTTATATTAATCCAAAAATTCCAAAGTTTGAGAGGTTTTTTAAAATTATAAATTTTTGCATATTCATTTGTCTTAACAATTATCTCATCCATTAAAGGTTTTGTTTTTTTATCAGTGGTTAAATCTTCAGATTGCCAGCCAACAATATTACTTACCTTTCTTCCAGGTGTTTTTTCTTTAAGTTTAAGAGAGTATTCTTTTAACTTTTCACAATCTTGTTTAAGTTCAACTTGACCTAGTTGGACTTTGAATGGTTCATATAATAACATTTATTCAATGATGAGTTTTTTGATTGATTTTGATCCATCAATATTTGATTCTAATTCTGCTTGACCAGTCCAGCATTTGTACATGACAGACTCTGAGTATTGTCTCTCAGCCTGGCGTTTGCCGCGTAAACATGCTGCCATCGATTCTTGTATACGTGCCTCCTTAATCTCTGCGTTTACAAACATCAAAAGGGCTACCACAGACTCTATCATACTATCTTACCTTTGTTTTCACCTTCCTTAATAACATATTTTTGTGTACCGTTTTTACCAGTCTCCACTTCTTTTTTTAATTCTTTGTTCATTCGAAATTCTTTCATTTCTTTATTTATTTTTGCTAAATGATCTAAAACTTTTTTAGTGATTCGTCCCGTTGCCATTTTTATATACTATCTCCCTGTTTGCATCTTTCAATTTTTCTACATCTTCTAATAATTTTGCTAGCTGACCTTCCATAAATTCAATTCTTAATTTATTACTCATGTTCATCTCTTGATTTTTTTGTAGTGCCTCTACTTGTTTATATAGATCTTCGATAAGCATGAACTGCTCAGAATCAGCGGGCAATGAACCTAATTGTCCACGTGGCCATTTAATTCTAAAGTCTGTATTTTCTGTTAAATCTTTTTCCATCAACTCTAGTCTTGTTGAGTGTTGATTTAGTTTTTCTTGTATTTGAAAAAAACTCATTGTGCCAAGAGCAACGATTACGATCAACGAAGCTACCGTCTTCATCGGCATCTGCACTGCCGCGGATTCAGATATGTTTAAAGGTTTATTAG